TTGAGAATGCAGTATCATATGTTTGTATAATATAATTACATTCAGGTGGTTCATCATAATCCCACCATTCAATCCATTTCTTTTTTATAAGACCACCTTCATCAGGTACAGGATTTTGCATATATAATGATTCCCAATAACGTGAACCATTACTTGCTTTTATTTCTTCTTCATCATTCTTTAAAACTTCTTTTGATTTCCATTCAGGAAAGTACGAAGACCCTACAGGTAACTTTAATAACTTACTTGTATCTTCATCTACCCAAGCAGGTATTTTTATAACTTCCCATTTGTTTTCTAATTCAACTTGTGATTCTTGTCTTAACAGCCAACCACATAAATCATCTTCATGATAACGAGTATTAATAATAACTATTGAACCATTAGGCATAATACGAGTTCTTAATCCTGAGGGGTACCACTCTTTTACATATCTTCTACCTGTTGCAGAGAATGAATCTTCTTCAGACATTACGTCATCTAAGATTGCTATATGTGCACCACGACCAGCTATCTGACTTCTAACACCTGCAGCATAATAAGTTCCACCTTCATTTGTTTTCCATTTACCTGCTGCTCTTACATCACTTCTTAAACTTACACTAGGAAAAACATTATTAAATAAATCAAAGTTAACTAAGTCTCTTACTGACCTACCAAAGTCTGAAGCCAGTTGGTCAGAGTGTGAGACACACAGTATTTCATGTTGTGGATGTCTACCTACATACCATGCAGGAAATAATTTAGAACAGATTACTGACTTAGAAGAACGTGGAGGTAAGAAGACCATCAGTCTTTTTATTTCACCACTCTCAACCTTTTGTAATTTATCAGAGATAACTTGTATATGTTTACCCATTACCCAATCAGGTACAAGAGTAGGAGCAAATAAACCTACAAAATGTAGGAAGCTATCTTTAGATTGTTGTACTGCTCTTTGAAAGTATAACTCTCTAAGTTTAATTAAATTTTCACTTATCACTTTTTTTGATAACTTTCTTCACCCTCTTCGTTACGAACCAATTCAGAAGACCACATAACAACTGGACTTTTATACTGTTTAGGTTTAATTTGTTTATTATAGTATTTATTGTGGTAGTGATTATATGCCATTTAAAATTCACTGTCTTCCCAATCTTCTTCATCTTCTTCAATAATAATTTTAGGTTTAATTTTAGGAAGTAAAGGTTGAACATTAGTTACATACCAAGTAGCAGGACAACCTCTACAAAATGTATTCCAAACTGCCATACTAAATATATATATAAGCCAACTAAATAATATACCTACCATTATATAAAATAGATATAAATTAATTTTAGTTATTACCACTTTCAAGTTTAACAACATTTTCGTAATGCTTAATCTCTCTTTCTAATTCTTCAGGAGATTTGTTAGTTACCTCTTGTTTAATTTCTTGTCGTTCAATTAACATACCCATGTGCTTACCAATAAACTCCATTGCTCTATTAGAGTTTGTTAAATCATTCTCTTCCATACCTCTGTCATAAACTTTCATAAACTTCTTTACAACTTCATTAATATTAAGACCTACATCTTTTATTGCATCTTCTCTAATCTGATTACATCTTTCTTCAATCTTATCATTCTTTAAAAGTCTTTTACTTTCTGCACGAGTATCTGCCTCAGTCCTACAGTCTTTATATCCTGCTGCTTTCCATGCAGTTAAGGTGTCACCTGTTGCAATGTACTCCAAACAAAATTTTTCCTGCATAGGAGACAACCCACTAGGTAAAGTATTTTTTGCAAAAGAGTTATATTTCTTCTGTGCTCTTTGGAGCATCTCAACTTTTTGTCCTTCAGGTAATTTCTTAGCTTTTTTCTCAGCCATATTTAGTTTCCTTTCTTCACATCTTCGCATATACTCACGTCTCATCTCAATTAAGTCCCTACCTGCATTAGGTTTCTTACGATATGATGCTAATTCTTTTATAAGGTCACGTAAACCTCTATCATCTAAGTGAGCATATAGAAGATGTTTATCTTTTTTCATAGTTTGTATTATAACATAGTTTAAATTATAAACAAATTAAAAAATAACTTGCCAGAATTAAAAAAGTATGCTATACTTCTATTAAGTTTTCCAGGGTTAAAGGTAACTCTTAAGGAGACATAATAAAAGTATCATTAGAATATGTGATACATAGTCTATATAACTCTATTGCATCTCTCGTGCTCAATATTGTATAGACTATTCTGAAACTCCCCCCATAATTCTTTAGAACTCCCCCCATATATGTAGTAGTTGCTGCTGTTATTGGCTACTACCTATTGTACACCACTAATTGTGTAGTACATTATGGTTTTATTTGGTATTTTTTTGGGGGTACCCTTTTTTATATATATAAGAGGTGGCTAGTTTTTCCTGTCCCCCCTCATCAATACCATTGATATGCCTAATTTTTGTGCAGTTGCCTAATTTTTGTGCAGGTTTCGTGTGTGTGAGTGCATATATGTGCGAGTATGTGTGCGAATATGCCTAATATGTGTGCATATGTGTGCCTAATATGTGTGCAGGTCTGTGATATGTCTATGCGAATGCATGTAACGAGGTTTTGAAGTGTAATTTATGTAATAAATTCAATGCAGTTGACAAAGTCCAAAACCTTTAGTAGTATACAAAAATATATATAATAATACTTATGTATTATATATATTTTTGTTATATACTACTTAGACAACAACCAACTGTGAAAGGAAAAATATGTTAGATTTTATGTTTCAATCTAAACTTTGTTTAAAAATCTCTGCAATTAGTGGAGTCTTAAGTTTCTTAAGTCTTGTTTTACTTTGCTTTGCACCAAGTCTTGGTGTAACACCAGACATTATGGCAATAAGCTTTATTGGTTATGGATTATTATCCATAGTTTATTTTGCTTTAGCAAATATCATAGAATATGATAATAGCTGGAAATAACAACTTATTATATATAACTACTACTTACTTCTTTTGGAAGTAGTAGTGATATATTACAACAACTTACAGAAAGGACTTAACATGACACATAAAATTGTTTTACAAACAACATTGCCAGATGGCTTTGATGAAAGACTAGAAGTTATCCAAAAAGATTTGGAACATATAGATAAATTAACCAACGAAGTTGGTGAAAGACTTGAAGATTTTGGTTGGGAATTGGAAAATTACTACAAGGATTTGTATAAACAAACAAATCATGAAATACAAAGCAAGGCTTATGAGCTTTCTAATAGTGATTTCGCATCAAATATTAAAAAGATAAGGATTGAACATGCTGAATAATAACAAAAAACCTAAAGGTTTTGTCATTTATCAAGGTAAATCCTTGATAGATGGCAAGTCAATAAGTGTGGTATATTTACCACAAAGTTTGAACAAAAAGACTGGTAACATGGCACAAACCTATATCATACGAAGTGATATAGACCCAAGACTTGCCAGTAAAACTGGCGAGGACTACTCAATTTGTGGTAGTTGTAAGCATAGAGGTTCAGTTACTACTGAACCAGATAGAAAACAAGCTAAAGGCAGAACTTGCTATGTCAATCTAGCCCAAGGTGTTTTAATTGTTTATAAACAATTAATGAAAGGTGCTTATCCAGTGGTTAACAACCACAAAGACATACAAAGTTTAGGCGATAATCAAGTCGTAAGACTTGGTACTTATGGTGACCCTAGTGCAGTACCTAGCTACATCTGGGATAGTTTACTATCCAAAGCTAAGAAACATACAAGCTATACACATCAATCTCACAACAGTAGTTGTGATGTAAGAAGTGATATTAGCATGATGAGTGCAGACTCTTACGAAGAGTCAAAGAAATTCTGGTCTAAAGGACTACGAACCTTTAGAGTTATGCAGAAAGACGAAGTGCTTGACAAGACAAAAGAAGTGCTTTGCCCTGCCTCTAAAGAGGCTGGAAGACGAGCTACATGTGAAACTTGTGTTCTTTGTAGTGGTTCAAATCTCAATGCGAAAAGTGTTGCGATTTACCAACATTAATAAAAAATATATATTATTACTTGTGTAATATATATTTATTTATTATATTAAACA